ACAGACGAGCAATAGATTAAATGATATGGTAGATAATGAAACTCTTAATTCTATCGCATTGGGATCCGGGGGCACATTCGGAGCTGTGTGGGTGGTCAGAACTATGTGGAGACGAATCGCTCGTGATGGTGCGGAAGTCGCTAAAGACCGTGTAGAAATAAACATTTTGGAAAGCCTTCAAAATCAAATGAACGCTGTCCTCTCAGAAAATGCTGCATTGAGAAAACGGGAAGCGGAGTTAGAGAGAAGAACGGGTCAATTAGAATACCGGGAAAAGGAAGCACTAGATGCCAGGGAGCTTATCCAAAAAATGGGCGAACAATTGTCTGCGAGGGAAAGTATGATAACATCTTTGATCGATGAACACGCAAGGGTTATGTCCGAAATGACAACAAAATTGCAAACTAGAGATAACGAAATTAAAAATCTGAGAACCCGAGTTGCGGAGTTAGAGCGCAAGCTATCCGCCTACGAAAATACTAAAGAAAAGGAATAGTGTGATCTCATTATTGTTAGACTACCTACCAAATATACTTTTGGTTTTGTTACTTTTTATCACGATCGTGATAGCGCACACCACAAGCAAACATAATTTCAATGCGTATGATTATCTGATTGACCCTGCGACCGGAAAAGCGTCAATCACTAAAACTCTTCAAATTTTAGCAGGGTTGAGCTCGACGTGGATTGTGATTAGATTAGCAGTGAATAATAACTTGACTGTTGAAATGTTTACTGTTTACCTAGGAGCTTTAGGTGTAAGTGAAGCATGGAGCAAATGGGTGGGCGCAAAGTACCTCAAAGACTCTACCCCCAATAATTAACCTTCTAAGTCTGCGTATGACACATACCGATCATACGCAAAAGACACTGACATGTGGTGTATGTCTGCTTCCGAGCTTTGTAGATCTAAACTAGCAACCATGATCGGAAACGCGTTAAACAGCACCACACCGTGGATGACACTTCCGTCATCCGCCAACTGCTCAATCTGAATATCTACCGCGTAATCTGTCTTATACCTCACGTTACCAGTGGAGTGTTTTTTAATCAACCCCTTCCACGCATCAAAGAATTTTCTCTCTGAATACTGAGCGTCGCACCTGACAACTATAGAGATGTCGTCATAGCTCGCCATATACGGCATTTTCTGCGAGAAATGATAGATATAGTTGTCTTGCGTTTGAATTGAAAACCCGGGAATCTCCGTCGACTCGATAGAGAACTTAGACCAATGTGCGGAATCGGATGTTCCGTTTGGGGGTGTCATTCCATGGGGTGTTGGTATTAGCATGACAAACTTGTTCTTTTTTGCTAACCCTCGGTCTTTTACGTCTGTCAGGAATTGTGCAATCCCAGAGCTTTTGTGTCCCATTGCCATTCTACGATCTCCAAATCTTTGTTCTGTGCTCACCCACAAATGCTTCTGTTGGAAGATAAATAGACATCTTCCACGCGTCTGCGTTAATTCTAACCGGTCGAACAACCACGTGTTCAAACAAATACTGCTTCACAGATCTTCGCATAGAACTACCCCTGGCATAACGTGCTAGTAAAGCCCAGCTCAGTTTCATCTTGTGCGTTGTATGAAATGCTGACTTAGACACTTCTAACAATTCTTTCAGTATCAGTGCGCGTTCCGCCGGATGGAGGTAGTGCAGGTTTAACCCCCAAAATCTATCGGCTGCGATATTGAAGCACAATATAAGTGGTTGGGTGTCGTAATAAGGCAGCGTTTCTTTTGTTTTTGGGTCGTATCCAAACAAATACATCCCGCCAGGAAGAATTTGTGCGGATTTACCTACAGACTGCGCTTCTTTAAGCGACACTGTCAAGTTCCTAACTTGATCCCTATACCATTTGAAAGATGCAGTCGTATTGTTAAGATTTTGCGGGCCGACCGCTAAAATGTATTGTAAACTTTTTTTCATTTATTGAATAGCTCTTTCTCCGTGAGTATTTTAAACGCCCAGCCACGTTCCTTTGCATAATTAGTAGCCGCCGCCCATTTGCACTGGTTCTTGACAAACTCTTCGCATTCGGATTGATACCTGATATGAGACTTCTGAGTTCTGCGCTTGGGGGGTTTAGGGGGTGCGGTCTGGTCAAATGGCTTAACCTCGATCATCACCTTAGATACTCCAGTTTTTGTTTGAATAGTTACTAGAAAGTCAACAAAATACCGATGCCACTTCTGATCCACATCGAAGTAATAAGGGACTGAAAATTCCTCACTTTGCCATTTAAGCACTGACGGATTTCTATCACACCACCGCATAACAGCGTATTCCCAAGAACTGCGAAAAATAATGTTAGAAGGGTTACCCTCATATTTCGTTGGGTTCTCAGGGACGTACCGGCCTTGTTTTAGTTTCGTAGCATTTCTCATTACTAAATTTAGCATATATTGTTGAGCAACAAATCTTATGGCAACTCAAGAACCTGACGTAATTCGCAGCAAAGGCGGCAAAAGTTTAATCGACTTAGATAATCTGTATTTCCCAGACAATTTAGTCGTATCTAGTGCCGGCGGAAGTAAGTCCCACACTGCTGTTGATTACGAACACCTAGTACACTTCTTTATCAACGAAACAAAAACGACAACAAACATGAAATCGTCGTTGCTTGGGAATGAAAGTACAGACAAGATAGTTCCGAGGGGAAACCAGTCTTATAACGTATCTACAGCGGGTGGAGCGGTTGGAACTGCGACCACGACAGTACAGTCAACGACAGACGCATTAACATCCGTCGCTGCTGCGAAAGTGGTCCGAACAAAGACTGTGATCAGCTTGCCTATGCCACAAAACATCGCAACCACCTATATCAACGGTTGGAACATGGAAAACAACGACCCGAATAATATGGTAGATGCGATCCGCATGATTGAAGGACAGCCAGAATATATGGCTAGAAACCAGATGTCTAAATCCGGTTTAATGACTGCTACCATGAAAGCCGCTACGGGTAAGTCTGTATATGGACAAAGCGCAATGGTATATCAAGGCCCTGTAGCAAGAACATTTCAATTCCAGTGGGATTTTTACCCAACGTCCCCATCAGAGTCAAAACGACTTTGGTCTATCATACAAATGTTTAAGTGGTGTTCGATGGGCGAACTTATTAGCGGGGGTAGATTTTTACACGTTCCGAACACGTTCGATATCGAATTTAGACATCGTGGTAAGAAAAACGATTTCTTACCTATGTCATCAACATGCGCACTTGTCAACATGAGCGTTACTTACACCCCTATGGGGCACTGGGCGGCATTCGACCCGTTTCAAGTAAGCGGGCACGGGCAAGATAGCGTACAGCATTCTATCTTACAAGGTTTAGAAGGCGCGCCGCCAGTAGGCATTACACTTGCTCTTGACTTTGCTGAATTAGACCTGTTGACTAAGAATAAAATCGACCCGGATTTAGACTTGACATTCAACACTACTTCATCAGAAACTGGTTCAGCTTCTGCTGGCGACAGAGGGTTTTACTAATGGCATTTTTTGAAAATTTTCCAACAATTCAATACTATTTCAGTGAAACTGATCCAAACACATACACACTTCGCCACATTATTAGAAGATTTAAGGTTGAGGAAATTGTTAAGAAAAATGTGCTGACATACCAGACGTATATCATCTCTGACGGCGAAAGCCCTGACGTGATTGCCAATAAAGTGTATGGGAATCCCGAATGGCACTGGGTCATCTTGATGTATAACGATATCGTTAATACCATGGCTCAATGGCCCAAACCGCATAAGCAGGTCATAAAATACGCAAGCGAGAATTATAACGTATCTACACAAGCAACCTTCACACTTAATTCGGACGTGATAGTGGTGTCTGATCCAACTAACATTTTAGTGGGTGCATCCCTTGCCGGCGTCGGTATTCCAACTAATCTGTATGTTACTTCGATAAACGGGAACAACGTAACGCTAAACACCCCGTCGTTAATTTCAGGCACAAAAACTACTAAGTTCGATACCATAAATGCGGTTCATCATGTGGTGAATAGTAAAGGCATCGTAGTCGATCTAAATGTGTACACAGGAACAGACTTAGTATATGTTCGAAACATTGACTATGAAACCTCTTTAAATGATAAGCACCGCATGATTAAACTTCCTCTCAAAGTACATGCGGAAAAGATTGTTGCTGAAGCTGCTACTATACTGAAAGGTGCATGATGGCATTAGGAACAATCCCCAGTGGCATCGAAGTTGAATCAGTAACGATAACCAGTCAAAATGGGAAAGTAGTCGGAATTTCGAGTTTAGCACCTGAAATCCATATTTACGAAGATGTGTTTTGCAACACGCTTTCGTGCCAGCTCGTCATTAGCGACGTTGCTGGTATGTTAGAACGAATTCCGTTAGTTGGTAATGAGAGCGTGTCTATAAAACTTAGAAAAGCTGAATTGGAAACGTTATTTCAATTAGAATTTGTGATCTATAAAATTGCAAACATTCAGCCTATCAGCCCAGTTGCAAAAATTTACACGTTAGAATGTGTATCGCAAGAGTATATCGACAATGTGTTGACATTAACATCTAAGGCGTATAGCGGCCCAACAGAAAGCGTTATCAGTTCAATTTTAAAGAACGACTTGAATTCTAAAAAGGTTGTTAATGTTCAGCCTACATCTTCGCTTGCAAATATCATTTCAGCATATTGGAATCCGTTCTACACGATAAACTTACTGGCATCACGGGCGATAGCGAGTAAGGGCGGTCAGCCGTCTTACCTTTTGTACGAATCGTTCGACCAGCAATTTCACTTCAAGTCGTTGGAAACGTTATTTTCTAATCAGCCTGTAATGGCGTGGATCGCAAGGGATCCAAACATGGCAACGACAACATCTAGCGATAGTTCAATGTACAGATTATCAACTATCGAAAGTTATAAGATAGAGTCCGCATACGATATTGTCGAAGGTGTTATGGATGGATTGTTAGGCGGACAACTTGTAGATAAAGATGTGCTTTCTAAAGGGTGTGTGGTGAGCAATTACAATTACCTTGCGGCGTTCAACAAGCCAAATTCTACTCCGGTAATATCTAAAGGAGTTAAGGGTGTGGATCTTACTAAATCGTTACCCAGAAGAGTGATTAAATATAGCTCGACGCGACTGTCAGCAAACGGGGACGGAAAGAACTATAAGGCGTGGGCCTTACAGCGTTTAAGTTTTATAGAGCAAATTGACGTGGTAAAACTACATCTAACCGTTCCAGGAAATTCGATCGTTGGGTTAGGATCTACGGTTAATGTGTTAATCAACGACGCAATTTCGGCGGATGCTGGTGACAAAGTAAGCCTATCGGGTAAGTGGACAATTTCTGCAATCCACCACAGAATTAAAACTGGCACATATATGATGGACGTAGAGTTAATTAGAGATTCGTTGAAGTGAGAAAAATATGAGCTATCCTATAGGCGCACTGCCTACACTATATCAAGGGATCGTCGAAGACAGAAATGACCCATTGGAAGTCGGGCGTGTCAGGGTTAGAGTGTACGGAATACACTCTCCTAACCTAGCAGACGTCCCGACTTCCAGCCTACCTTGGGCAACTGTAGCTCAATCTACAGAAGGGGGTGGGAATTTCGGGTTAGGCTGGGCGCCAACAGGCATTGTGCCTGGCACAATGGTATTTTGCTATTTTGCAGATGGGGAAGAATTTCAAGTGCCTGTCGTTACAGGTATCGCACCTGGCATGAATGATATAGTTGGGGCATATACTTCCGACACGATGGCACCTGCATCTAGCCAGACTGCGAATGCCGCTACAAATTCTACACTAACAGGAAATAATACCAATTCAAACTCATCCGGTTGGGTGTTAGGTCAAACCAGCGAAAAATATGAAACCGGGGGCAATGGTGTCGCAACCATTAGCAGCGGCTGGTTAAATCGTGCTGCCGGAGTGAAGGATCCCGGAGGTAAATCGTACGGCCCTTGGCAACTTGCATCTATCTATACCACTCGTGAAGGTGTGGAAAAGACTACCGGAACAACATTAGAATCATACGTTAAGAAGTCTAAATTCTACTCTAAGCTGTCTGCATACCCTCTCGCGTCAGACGGGTTTGATTATGCCTGGAAAGCCGTTTGTAATTCAGACGGACAAGCGTTTAAGCAAGACCAATACGAATTTATTTTGCGAACGCATTACAACCCAGAAATGTCTAGCTTGTCATCTTTAGGGTTAGACACAAGAAGCGAAGGGGTGCAAGACTGTATTTGGTCGATGGCAGTTCAGCATAGAGCTAATACTCGTAGATGGGTGGCGGAAGCACTGTCCGGCAAAAATTTGGCAGAGCTAACAGATGCTGACGTAGTTACATTGGTGATGAACGACCGGATGCAGCGTGTTCCGTCACAACGAAGTAGGTACACTCGAGAGCTGTCAGACTTGCTCGCACTGTGCCCTGATAAAGTTACGGCAGCATCCGCAACGCCCGCCACGCCAACTGGAAAGGATGCGTATGGAAATCCAGTATATGCCACTCCACCAAATTCTCAACGAGCTGCTACTCCTAGCGGAAAAGCGTTTACAGACCCGACAGGCAGACAACCTCGAAGCGCATATAAGGGAAAGGTGGATACTAACGCGTTGGCAAAGGGCGGTAGCTCTTCTGTAGTGCAGCGTAAAAAATCTACAATCACCGCGGACGGGGTTACAGAACCTCCATCGCCATTCGCACCTAAATATCCGTTTAATCACGTATATGAATCTGAGTCTGGGCACGTCATCGAAATAGATGACACTCCAGGAGCAGAGCGACTACACACATATCATAGATCTGGCTCGTTTGTCGAACATCACCCAGACGGGACTGTAGTGTTTAAATCCGTCAAGGACGAATATGAAATCGTTATGGGGAACTTGGGTGTGTATGTGAAAGGAAACGTCAACGTGGTGGTTGACGGTAACGTCAACTACGTGATTGCAGGAAACGCGAAGATCCAAACGAGCGGGAATTTAAGTATGATTTCCAAGGGAAACATGGAGCTATTATGCGAAGGTGCGTTTAAAGCTGGGTCTGTTGGGGAAGCCACATTAGTTTCTAGCGCGCAGATTAACTTAGCAGCACCGCTAGTTTCTGAAAATGCAAGCGGTGACCTACAGTTAGATTTTTCTACTGTGGTGAGTTCCGCTACTGCGCCGGGGGCCGCTCCTGTCGATGTCATGGACGAGTCTGCCACAGGATCTAAAGGGATTACTAACGCTTCGCAAGTTCCGTATGCTATTCCAAAAGATCCGTCTGCTTCCACAACACCGAGAGACATCAAGGAAACTAAGGCAACAATAGACCCTTCTAAGTTAGGTTCCAAATTCTCTAAGAACTACACCATCGAAGAAGTAACTACGTCTGTTACATTCCCTTGCGCATTACAAGATCAAGCAGGGTTGACGGCAGACGCCATTTATAACAATTTACAATTCTTAGCTCGTAATGTATTAGACCCCATTGCAGATAGGTTTGGTAAATCTACATTTATAATCACCAACGCATTGCGAGTCGCTAACGGAAGTCACTCTCACCACGTTCAAGGTGCTGCTGCGGACATTCAATTTCCAGGAGTTAAGGTATCGGAATATCCGCATATTGCGGAAAAAATCCGACAATTGTTGCCCGCGTGGAGTCAGCTCATATTGGAATACCATGCAATTTCGCCAGTTATTCATGTCGCATATTCTGCGGGCGATAGCGCAACGCCATTATCAAAAGCCAACGGAGATATCAAAGTGTGTTTCACTACATTTACACCAGATTTTGCTCCTTGGCGAGTTGACGGAAACGGGTTCTATTCAAAGAACCAAGAGTTAATCTATAAAGTTTAACTAAATAGTTAGTGTTCATATATTAACAATAGGAGATTCACATGGCAGCATTAGTATCCACAGATTTAACAGCAGCCGCAGCCGTTGCTGACCAAGCGTTTGTGCAAGACGTGGCAAAAATTCTCAAAAATCATTTAGGTTGGGATGGGATGACCCTAAACCCTATCGTATCAGCCATTAAAACTGGCGAATTTTACAATTTGGGCAAAGTTGTTGTTCCAAACAACGCCGCCGCCACTTACACGGTTAATGAACTTACTCCGACTGTTAGGTTCACAGGCACTCAAGCGGCGGCCGTTGCATTTACGCTGCCAGTCGCCACTGCTGCATTGGACGGGTTACAAGTTACCATCTCGTCTGCGGTGGCACTTGCAACTGCCACGTGGATTTCAACAGGGGCAACTTTTGATGGTGCTCCTACGGCCCTTGCTGCAAATACACCAATTCAACTGACATACCACCACCCAACCACTAGCTGGTTCCGTTCTATGTAATTAACCGGATAAGCACTCAATAAAAATCCCGCAATTGCGGGATTTTGTTTTGTAGAACTAAGTAAAACTATGCGTACAACTCAGCAAGTTCTTTCCAATTAGGATTGCCGCTTGCTCGCATGTTCAATGCTCTTTGAAGTTTACGGAAGTTCAACGACTTACCACCCTGAGCTCGTAGAGTGTCTAGTGCCTCTAAACGCTCGTCATGTGTAATAGTGTAGTCGGGATTTTCAAGGGCAATTTCATCTAACACAGTTTCCATCAGTTCGATAACTTCTAAGTCCGTTGGATCTACGTTAATGATAAACCCGCGAGTGCGTAATGCGCCGTCAGGGTCTAGTTTGTCTAGCTTCAAATTACTGATGAAGATAACACGACCTTTGAACTCGAAACTGGAAGGGTACATTCCTTCCATTTCTTCTTTCTCTGGCTCGGTAACTGGGTCGTAAGTCCAACTGACTCTCTTACCCCAACCCACCTTACGAACCTTCTTGGTATCTGTTGCACCCTTGATCAAATTACGCCCTTCCTGATCACCCAACGCATCATCACAGTCATCAAACAAGATGATACCCTCACGATTTTTGTATAGGGTTTGATAAATGATAGACGGGGTTGCAGTGGTTGCCAACAAATGATAACCGTCGCCGTCGGACAATCCGTGGTCGTGTAGTGTTTTTTCTACAGTGTGAGTTTTACCCACACCGCCGCGCCCGGCAACGAATAACGCATACGATAGCTTTGCGATCACCATCGATGTTAGCTGAGACAAGTGTTCTAGCTGTTTATCAAACGCAATTTTATCGACCTTCTTTTCAAATTCTGCAATCTCTGGACTAGGTCGAACTACATCACCGGTAGGTCCTTTGGTTACTGTGACTTTAGCGAAAGATTTTAGGTGATCTGTCAACCCGTATAATTCGTTTGCTGTGATTTGTACGCCTGGCAACAACGAAGTGCCTTTTGGTGTAGAAACGGCTTTGTTATCTTTAACTAGAGCTGCAAACAGCTCACGAGCCAACTCTATCTGGTCATTTGATGTATCACTGATAGCGGCATTTCTCGCGTTGACCACATTCCCACTATTCATCTTAGTGACAAATTGGTCGATAAACTTCAGATAAGTAGATTCGCGCATAGCTTCCGTGAGTTCCTCACTTTCTAATGTGTCAGACGTTGTTAATACTTCATATGCACGAGTGGACGGATCTAAAATGATGTCAGCAACCACGGGCAAGATCTGCACCAGTGGTAAGTCGACACCTCGGTCAGTTTTGGTAATAATGCGCCATTTCGGATCTCGACTTGTTGGGTTCTTTGGCCAAATATCAATCGAACTGCAATTGGCTGACATATTGTTAGTCAGCCAATTGAAACGAATACATTGCGTGCCGTTGAAGAAGAAGCGAATTCCGAAGCCTTTACCTTCAGAGTTTTTAAACTCTTCCGGCCCTAAAATTTGCGAATATGTGAATTTGGTTTTCTTGTGCAGGTATTTCTGCACAAGTTGGGACACTTTATCAATCTGTGTCGAGTTGAACGCTTCATTCAAAAAATCTAAGTAAGTTACCACAGTATTTGTCTTCCGTATAGTTATCAGGTACAGTTATTTAGTGGTGGTCTAACTGTTGAATAACACGGTTCGCCATAATTTCCGCAAGTTCTTCATAAGACCACAGGTCGAACTTACCGGTAAGTTTGAACTTGTTATCGATACCAACATCAAACTGTTTTTTTGGTGTTTCGGGTGCGTTTCCGTGGCAATGACCGTGAACGTTCCACGCCCCATGTTGCATTCCGTCCCAGATGTAGTATGGGAAGTGAGACATTACGATGCGCTGTTCCCCAATGTTGATAGACGCACCGTCGCCGAAATACACCTTGACAATGCCTAAGTGCGTGCCTTCAGAGGCAATTTTGCTCCAGTGCTTTCTGCTGTCGTGGTTGCCAAGAACAAAAATTTTCTGTCCATTGAGCTGCTGAATAAAATCTTTGGTTACTTCCAATCCGCCAAAACAAAAATCGCCTAAATGAACTACGGTGTCGTCTTTTCCAACTTGAGAATTCCAAGCATCGACAATACCCGCGTTCATTTCTTCGACATTATCAAAAGGGCGATTTGAGTATCCGATCACGTTTTTGTGTCGAAAGTGTAGATCTGAAGTAAACCAGGTGTTAGGTGTAGTAATGTTCATATTAACTCCTATTTGTTATATTCTGCGAGCAATTCTTCGCGATACATGGTAGCAACTTTCATTGCTGAAAACGTTGTAGGGTGCTCGCGCACTGTTTGCGCCATCTTGTTAATCCATAAGATTCGGGCTCGACGCATTTTTGAGATGCGATACTCCTCCCCCTCAAGTAGCCAACTAGGAAATGTAAGATATTTCAATTGCGATACGATCCAAGACAAAATTGCATTTGCCGCAACCACAGTGTCTAAGGTTGCACCCTGTTGATCCTTACACGCAGACACTGCATTACATGAGTAATCGTATTGTGACGCCTCCACCATTTTAGACGCGCTTTCCAACACATCCAAAATATGATTTGCTTTCGTTAAATCAGCAATGATTTGGGTTCTGATGATTTGAGCAGGGTTGTAGTGGATATCAAACTCTTGCGTTTTCAAATACGTAATCATTAAATCAATCCACATCATTTTATAATTCACCAAAGCGTCTTCGGAAAGCAACGGCAAATTGCGCTTTGGAAGTTGCAGATAGTTAAAGAATGTCGAAACAGATATATCTTCCGACGTGAGTTGCTGATCAATCCAATTCCGTAAATCATAACAAGGTTTGTCAAAACGCGTATTAGTCGGTGTTAAGAAACCGATACCGTGTCTGTTAAGCCGCGCACGATTCAATGCGATACATACGTAAGTCGTTTCGTCGCCCTTGATCAATTGCTTTGCTTCGTTCAACAAAGTGATTGCACGTCGCTTATCCATACCTGCCTCCTAAAAGTTAAATTTCGTTGCTTGATGTGCGCATTATACGCAGTCTTTAAGAAATGTAAAGCCTAATTTACACTACTATGAATCAGACAGCTATCCGAATGTACATAATACCCCGTTGGGAACGCGTCTTCGTTATCCATTTTTGGGCAACTACAGCCAGGAATGTTCCAAAATTTGTGGAAGTTTTTATTCAAAGGAAAATTCCAATTTCGCTGGAGCTCATATTCGATCAGCTCAAGCATAGCCGCGAGCATCCGAAGTAAATTCACATCTGTTTGAACTTTGCATTGCTCGAACAGCTTGTATTTTTCGTAATGTAGATATTTAAGGTTGCGTATTTGCTCTTCTGATACGCATTGAATTTTCGCCAAACGGGAATTTAGTGTAAGAACCGCCTTACCATCTACAACCACATCAAACTTTTCATCTTTCATTTTAATCGACCTGTATGCGTAGAATGGCATCGCCTGCAATCACAATCACAAAATTAAAAATTCCTAGGGTAACGCCCGTCAGCAACATCGGAAATTCCGCCCAAGATGGAAATATGTGCATGAAGTAGGCAGTTATCCAATAACTCAATAACACCCCAAACAACCCCGCCAATCTGTATTTAAACGATAACGTCATCTTTCCATCTCCCTAATACTTGTCGTTTATGCGTTAGCGCATAAACTAAACTCATAAATTTCCCTCGCCTATCACAGCAAGAACCCAACGTTTAAACCTGCTTCGCGTTCGAATCTTTTCATGACGTGCGCGATTTTCTTCACGTAGTCGTTCGTGAGATGATATCAACCTTGCCAGTGCAGCGTCCTCAGTTTGTGTCGATTCGTACCATACGTGTCCGATTGAGTTAATATATTCTAATGCGGTTTGTTTCATAATTGTTCCTTAATACATTTCGCCGCCCATAGTTGTCATCGCTGCACAATCATTGTCTGCAAATTTTAGCGAATGAAATAAAAGTTTTCCACAGTCTTTACTGCGCACAATTTCTCAATATGCGTAGTACGCAGGGACTTTTAAGTTTACCAACTCCCTATATTTCATAGTTATTCTACCTTCACTAACTTCGCCTTGCCTACACCCGTCTTACCAAAATCCCACTTGTATTTACCAACGAACTCACAGTTTGAAATTGTACACGCTGACATCAGCCCTAACAAATTTGCTACACTGATCTCTAGCTCAAACCCTCTCGGGTCTAAAATTTTGAACAATTTGTTTCCGCGCTCTCTGGCCACAAAATCTGTGATTTTAAACCCTTCTTGCGGGAGGTTTTCCAATATCGCAGGTTGCAATTTTCTAGGAACGTCTTTAGTCAAATTGTTTTGGTCATTTCTGTACTGACCATTTTCACTGTCAAAGTAGCAAGTTCTGCGGTCGATCACGACACCATCGACCAATTCATATCGATCGTACGCCCATTCGCGTTGAATGTGATTTCGTTCGTCGACCTTAACCTTCGTGGGGTTGTAAGCCGCGGCAAACCCCAAAGGGACATTATCTTTTTGTTCTTGAAATGTTATATACATCTGTTCCATTCAACCAACCCTTTCTGTAAGTCTATACCAAGTAGGTTTCATTGCAACCCGCTCGTCAATTCGTTGCTTAGACACCATAATGTCCTCCGAAACGGGATTCCAATCGTTATAGAACTTCGGGTGTTTATTAAAATCCGTTCTATATTTTTGTTTGTCAGGTTTAAACCCTCTTTGCAACATTTCATTGAATACAGCTCGATATCTGCCTTCCAGCCATTTCAACTTGTCGTAGAAGAAGCTGACGTGCCCACGATTAAGGGTGTAGCGTTTTGGCACGATTTTATAAATGTTTTCCACACCCCGAGCTTTGATGCTTCGTTCTAATGAAGATAACACCATAGGAATTTCGCAATACTCCGCCACCAGGTGCTGATCCATCAACGTCTTCACATCTACCAAATTAACTCTAGTCATTTCTTTTAAGTTCCTGCACTAATACGTCAATAGGGGAGCTAGAATCAAATTGCACACCATACTTATGAAGATGCGCAAGCATCAAATCTAACCACTGAAGGCGAGCTGTCTTCATATAAAATGTGATAGGATCTACAACCTCAGGAATTTTGGCTGACAACGCAACGTACAAACTAAATGCACCTTTTAATTGGTAAGAAACCCATCGATACATCACAAGACGTGCAGGTTTAAGTTTTGGTGTTTCTTCCTCACATCTTTTCATTGCAACGCAAACATAATTTGTTTCGTCGTTCGCAATCAGTTTCGACGCTTCTTCAATCAAATATACCGAATTCAGGTATAACAGCCCCAACTCAAAAAATTTGTTTTTAGTTTCCGCAACCGCCAAGTCTGGTTGAAATGTACCGGGTTTAGATAACACCCAAATCATCGCATCGACTAAACAAAGTCGCAACGCGTTCATGTTCACATTGGAAGTGGTGTTTGCTAAATCTTTGTGGGATAGCAAATCTTGTATCAAATTGTGATTGACCTTTAATCCCCACTGATAGATCGAATGTGCCACAGTTTCGTATCTAAAACCTGTCTTGGTATTAACTTTCAAATCGGCAACAACTTCGTCTGCATAAGTTCGAAGTAGCTTGTTCTCGGTGTGCAACGCGTTCTCTAACAGTTTGTGAACACCTTTAAGAATTCGAGTTGCTCTTTGCTTGTCCATGCTATACCTCCTATGTTGTTTATGTTTCGATGTGTGCATTATACACGATTATTTCTGTTGTACAATACCAATATGCTATTTACCACAAACTTTCAGATACTCATACCACTTCTCATCTGCTACCTTTCGAAGTGCTTCCCATTTAGGCCAAGCAGAGCCTAACGGCGGGTCGAAGTTTCCCTTCTTCGTCATGTAAGTTTGCGGCTAACCAAGCATCCCATGCGACTTTGATTTGGTTCATAAATTACCTTCTAAAGTTTTAACTAATTCGTGGACATTATACACAGTCTTTAAGAAATGTAAAGCCTAAAATGCAAACGCCCGAGCATATTTACTCGGGCGTTTTAAAAATGTGTGGGACTTATACGAACAAGTGAACGATATACCCAACTAGAAGAAAAACACAACTTTTCGCAAGACTAGCGGCTATCTTATCGGCTACCCCACTTTCACTATCTTCCTTTCTGATCGGATGTGTATATGACACCAACAGCATAAGACCATACAACAACGCAAAAGACGGAGTAGCAACATGGAACACGGGTGTTAAGAACCATCCCCACAATAAATATAGGACGAATGTATTAAAAACCGCAAGTCCAAACAGCAGCACCGAACTACCCAAGATCACACTAATGAGTTGAAACATATAACCCTTCATATTTAAAAATTGCATTATATGGTATTTCCCCGTTTCATACAACACATTTCAATCAACAGTTTCATTAAACACTTCGACAACGGTTTCGATAGTTTTAGAACCGTCAAACATCCACATGTTATCTTTTGCTTCTTCGAGCGTGTTAAACCTACTATCAGAATACGGGTCTTCCCAACCAGCAAACGTCCACCATTCAAATAAAAATAGTTTATGCCTTTGCTGAATTGCGTACTCAACTCGCCCGCTAGGATGTTCTAATTTTACAATTCTGAGCGTTTTCATACGTAATTTAAACTCGTCATAATGACATACTTATCGATGTCAGTTGGCACATTACCGGAGTGAGGGAACATCCACGTCGGAGGAAACAGAACTAATCTACCCACATTCGGAGTAACGGAAATTCCTAATCGAGGAAACTCTGTATTGCCATCGTTATCATTCAGGTACACCAACGCAATTAAAAACCGTTTAGCACTAGCCGCATCAAATGTATCGACATGCGTTTTGAATTGCTCTTTACCGCCAGCCAGGTATCGCTTCATTCTGACTTCTTCATACCCATATTCAGGAATGAACGTTAGTAGGTTTCGTTCTTCAAAATACTTCCGCGCTACAGGATCTACCCGCTTTGCAAAGGCTTGTGAAATGTGTGTTAATCTAGCAGTGTGCAGATTAAGCTGTGAGAATTTATAGCTTGGAGTGTCGTGTTGCTCCACACTCCCAGCATTATCACGCCACAGCCCGATAAGCCGTTCGCACTCGTCCTTTGTCAGGAAATCGTCGTACACCTGTATAAACGATTCTAAGTTCATATCACCCGCTTATTTTAGAAACATCACGCCGTGTTGTCGGTTTAACAGTAGGACTACCCGTTGGGTTAGAATATGCAGTTTGATGAACGTATGGCATATTCGCGTCTTCGATGTTGAAGAGCTTCATCTTCCCGAACACCACATTCACCATAAACCGGAAGTTAGTTTTGTCGCTAAAACGAGTTTTCAGGCATTTCAAGATGATTTTACCTTCAGCATCTAACTCTTCATTTCTAACGATACCAATAATAACGTCCGCGGTGTGTCCTAGTCCCATAGATTCTGAGATGTTAGTTAGTGACAAGTCACTCGCACCATTGCCGTCTCGAGTTGTCTGTGTCGACGAAATAACTGCAATATCCCGCTCTACAGCAATCGCCCTCAACTCTTCAGCAACTGCTTTGAGTACAGTATAACTATTAACATTCGCACCAGATTTATATCTTGTACTGCTCATCAAATTGATATAGTCAACCACTAGAACATCTGGTGTAAAGTCTTTCTTTGTCTTTAACTCATCAAGCAACGCTCGAACGTGTGCGACGGTTGTAGATGCAGGTGGAAACTCCTTGATAAAAATTCTACCTTTACCCGCAGCATTTCCGACTTCAACTAGCTTTCGTTTATATTCGTCTAAAGGCAACCCATAAATGTCCCCAATGTTCATATCAAACAAATTAGCGTCAAACCGTTCGCCAATGCGCTCTTCTGCCAGTTCTAGGGTAACGTATAGCACGTTTAACCCCTTCATATAGAATTGGGCTGCACAATGGGATTTAACCAACGATTTACCAGATCCTGTCCCACCGACAAATAGCGAAAGCGTTTTGCGAGGTAATCCACCACCATAAATCTTGTTCAGATTTGTAATGTCAAACGGCAGTCGTTCCGTCTGTTCCCTGAGTTTCACGTATCGTTCAACGACGTTGCCGATATAGTCGTGCCCGACTTCTGTATCAAATCTAATATCGAGCGCAGCTTTCATTAGATCAGGTAACGCAGACCTGGCCTGTTCCCCTTTACCATCGATAATTTCAACTGCCGTAGTAATTGCATTCACGACAGATTGCTGAATACAAAACTCTTCCGTAACTTCTAATAGCCAGGCAAGGTCTGGGGATTTGTAATGCGCTTCCATCTGCCCCAACAACTCAACCGCGTGTGTGTAATCCGCCTGAGACAATGTAGAGCGTTCAATTCCAACTTTTAAAATCTCGGGAGTAACCGTTGAACCGTATTGGGTATAGTAATCATTAACAATTTTAAAGATGGCTACTTCAGCAGCATTTCTAAAAAACTCCTGCCGAATATGTGGAATTACCTTTTTCAGATAATCTACATTCTGTGTTAAGTGCCTGAGAATTACATGAGCTTCTTCCATTACTCATCCCCTGTTCGAATTGAGTTTGAGCCAATTGTTACTAACATCTGCGCGCAGTTTAAAATTGTTTCCACAGGAACTAATGAAGGATTATCCACCACCGCAATTCCTATACCTGCCACACCATCGCCTTCGTCTGTTGCTTCTCCTAGTACGATCTTAACGGGCAGAGCTGCCCCATCCACCATAATCAATAAAGAAAACGCATCTTCGGCAGTATCATTGACGACGTGAACCATATTTCTCCCGTCGTCAAAAAACAGCAGTCCTGTATTCTTTTCAAAAAACGTGCGAATTTCGTAAGGGGCATCACTCATTTGGAACCTCTGAATCTGGCCCCAGTGTACTAAACACAGGAACGTCTTGGATCATAGCACCTTCTGCCAGTCGATACGTCTTAATGACGAATTCGTCAAATTTCGGGTGGTTTAAAATACTTTCCATGATAGAGCTATCCGTCTCAATAGCCGCTCGGCGCAATTTCTTTTCGCTAACTTCGCCAGTATCTACGTCACACAATTGATAGAACCCTTGCGATGCAGCTTTGACAATGTGACCGGATTCTAACGCAAGATCAAAAATGCCACTATAACGGCTAATACCGCCGTCGTACAGAACGGTCACCGGAATCTTAGACTTCTCTTTCACATAACGGGACTTCTCTACGTTAATGATAAAGGAATAGCCGGATACTTCGTCCCCGTCCTTTTCCTGACGCCGACCAACAATAAAGATATTGTCGGAACTGTAGTAACTTCCGGTGTTATGTGTTACAACACCATGTTCAAGGACATAGTGTTCGGCATCTTCTACGGACAAGTCGTACACTTTTTGGCGTCCGATAGGTGTAACTGAAGCTAGTTTAACTCTACCCCCACTCACTGAATCAACAACCTCACACTCTGACAGATTTTTTGCTTCTACCCATTGACCGTTCACCAAAAACTTATGCTTATCAGAACATACGACAAAGTCGTTATCAACAAATGGATTGTCAAATACAACTTGGAAGCACTCGGGCTCCCCATCGTCTAGCGTAGTAGGATTCCAGGTTGCAGAAACACGTTTAGGACCTAACTTAGTTTCTACCAAATCACCAACGACAAAGTCTTCAACTGATTTCAGAGAACCATCAGCAAGACGAATCTTCGTCCCTTCAACAACACAACCTCCACCAACGACGTCCTTTGCGTAAAGCTCGAGCGTCTTATAAGTGTGGTTCACTGCAATCAACGGGATGTTTTTCATCGTTAAGTACGGGGTAACCATACGGAACAGCGACTTCAGTTGTTTAGCTCTAGTCATGTCAGCGACAGTTTTGCCTTCGAGCGCATCGTCCATTTCTTTTTTGGATGCTAAGTTTCCGATGGAGTCAATTAAAATAATGACTTTGTCCCCACGTGATAACCCTTGCATCTGTGTCACTAAATCATGCTTCAGAACTTCGATATCTGTGATCGGCGTATGTACTACCCGATCTGCGTCGATACCGAACGATTTGAAATATGACTGCGGGGTTCCAAACTCAGAATCGTAGAATAGTAAAACCGCTTCGGGGTACTTATCAAGGTACGCCTTTGCCATCAACAGGCTAAACGAAGTCTTGAAGTGCTTTGACGGTCCAGCCCACATGGTCAAGCCAGGAGTAAGACCGCCAAATAAAGACCCGCCTAACGCCACATTAAGAATGGGCACTGGGACAGAAATTCTGTCCTTATCTTCAAAAAATACAGACTGTGATAAAATCGCAGTGTCTTTGATTGTAGAGGCCTTGCGTAGTTTTTCTAATGCTGACGCCATCCTTAACCTTTCTTAGCAGTTTTGACAAGTGGGTCTTTAGTCATGTGCGCTCGTTTATCAAGCTGCTTTTCAATTCCACGCTTCATTTGGTTTGGTGTTACTGTAGAACTCCAAGACATAGATTGCTTCTGTGTAGGTTTTTGATTTGGTGCTTTTGCAAGTTTCATTTTTTACTCCTTTGTGTAAGTTAGATACATTTTATAGGCAACTGAACCTTCTAACAAATATATTTAAGATGGTATGCTTCTATTCTTTTCTTGATTGTGGCTTCGTATTCGTATGGGTTGAATAACCAGATCTGCCGCCCGTATTTTGAAGCCATTAGAATAACTCCTTGCTTGATCGTAGGCCCTCCTATCTCACCCATACGTTCATTCCACATAAGAGCGTATGCACAGATCTGCTGTTTGTAATCTTCCACATCTTCATCACTCTTCATCCTATCTGAATGATTAGATTTATAGTCTATGACAGACAGTTTTCCATCCCAAAACGCAATCAAGTCAGTACGCCCGGCTATTTTTAACTTTGAGGAATACAAGGGAACCTCAACACCACAAACCAGCGATATTGATTTATCTAACGCGGGTTTGAGGTATTTGAACATTATAGATGCCGGGCCGGGTATAGAGGGTGAGGGTTCCCCTTTGATATATGCTTCACACAGCGAGTGCATGCCTGTTCCAATCGTGGTTGCTGCCAGTGATATTTTAGCCGCTTCTTCCGCACCTACCCTAGCTTTCCACGCGTCCAACCAAGTGTTGTCAGATGTTGCTGACAACACCGTGGTAATTGAAGGAAAACTACCCGCTGGCGTAACATAGTGTCTCTTTCCTTCAACAGTCTCAGATATTAACTCTTCTAAGTAAAGCCCCTTGACGATCTGAAATGATTTAGAACTTATTTGCACTTAACATTTAGAACTTAATTGTCGCCGAAAAGAGCGTGAAGACTGTTTTCGAGACCAGTCGAATACTAGGGTAGTGTGCAAAAATCCGAAGCTCAGAAGCCGCACTGAACCGTCTAGAATTTCACATAACCCAAACACTGCATTACTGGCTCGCCCAGCGGGGTGGTGATTGCGTCTAATCATTAAAAGAACCACCCCATAATGATTCCAAGAGGAACAACGACAATCCCAATGGCGTGCATGACAAATGCCGCAGTTACACTTGGGTCGTTGATATGTTGCAACACATATTTGAAGTTTTGGACGTACCCGTATCCAGCAGCAACAATGATAGACAATGTTGTCAACAATAAAAACATCATTGTGATTGCTCCGGAATAATCGTTGTTTCGATATTTACTCATGTCTTACCTTTCATGAAATGTTTGTAGTGGTTGTTTAAATTCTTGGATTGGTTGAAACACCTGCCAAGACAGGTTTGACGGTGCGCTAGATTTTGTAAACCCATTTCTCGTGTGTGAACTGATATGCAAAATCTTCAGTTTGGTGTGTCTCTTTAGAAACGCATTCCCAACCTGTTAAATCTGGTTGATAGCACACGTCACCCACAGGAGTTAAATGAATTCTAGTTATAAAACAAGTGCTCGCATATTGGAAAGCTGCTTCGTATAGTTGCTTACCACCAATGACAATGGGATCTGCATACCCACAGTCATTTGCTCGCTTTATAGCTGCGTCTAACGTAGGTACTACGTCAACATATTCGGGAACCACATAATTTGGGTTAGACGAAACTACGATCATTTTTCTATGATCTAAATTATGACCGTTCAGCGATTCGTAAGTCTTTCTCCCCATGATCACCGCGTGGTGCAATGTAACTCGCCGGAAATGTTTTAAGTCTTTCGGGCAATCCCAAGGTAGTTGGTTATTATGCCCAATTACTCCGTTGTCCGCGATTGCGACGATGATAGATAACGTCAAAACTTTCCCTTTCGTTTATTTCGTTCTGCGACCATTGCCTCTGCGATTTTATACGCTTTGGCTGCAATCTCAACATAGGTGTTTGGGTAATCATAATGCTTAGAAGCTAAATTGGGCAGGACAGCTAAAGCAACGACGTCAACATATTGGCGATCTGTTAATTCGTCTAACGATGTGATTTGCATGATAACTCCTTATTTGTGTCTAGCTTGCATCGCAATGTTTGCGATTTTCTGTGCGGTTTCAACAACTTGTTCCAACGTCATATGGTTTCCACATAACCCAGTAATGGCGGATTGAACATATTCGTCATATAATCCTTTCGGCGGATTAAGCAATTGTCGAATTTGATCAAACGTCCAACAACCTCTATCCTTGAGTATTTTAAACGATTTGTCGTAATCACTCTTAGTAACTGTTACGTCGGTAGAATCTTCTTCTGCATTCATGTCACTCTCCTATAAGTCGCCAGTGAAAATTTCAACGGTATCTACTAATTCATTCAAGATATGGTTTCCATTCTTCAGGAAAATCGCAATTAACTGGCGCACCCTTAAACATAGGAGCAATATCGCTATCTTGATAGCCAGCAAGTCCGCAACCCACTCGTGTTACGAAGAAGCTATGATTGTTGAACTGTTGAGCTGTTTCCAAAAACTTGATAATGTACGGGCGCACAATATCTAATGGTACCACCTTTCTGTAGTCATACTTGGTTGGGATCGCGTATGAGTTTCCAACCCATCCGTCACCGTAAAACCATTTCGCACCAAACATTTCATAAGCGGCTCTCGCAGCTCCTCCGCCGTGCATACCTTGCAAATTTGAACCGAAAACGAACACGGTCGAAAATTTATCAGCGATCGCAGGTTCTGGTAATGTACCATCTTTGTGATATGTATAGATTGTCATTTTATCGAATTGCTACACCCAGTTAGTGTTTGACTATAACCGCAGAAAACTGCGATTTCCGACTGCCCGCCACTGTATTGTGGAATCGTGCCTTTGCACTCTACCAAGCCAGTTCGACGCTGACCAAAAACGATGGGAGAAGAATCTACTTTAAGACACGAAATGAACTTACCATATTCGGAATGAATAACTCCATTAGTCATAACCATATAAGGCTTTTCAAAATATGAAATAGCGTTTTCATTGGCACGATCCCACTCTTTGTTGGTTAGTGCGTGCATCTCGTTCTGCGAGTTATCACACGCGGACAAAAAAACTAAAATTGATAAAACTACGAAGCAGCTTTTCATACTTTCTCCCTAAGTTAAGTTAGTCCTATTTTACACGAAACTTAAAATTTCGTGTTGTAAACGCATCGCAAGGAATATGTCGCTAACATATTCTTCTTGAAATGGGAAACGTAGTCTGTTTCCAAACCACGAAATTCGTTCATAATAAGCCCGAACCAGATGTGCCCTTTATATCGGATTGCCATTTCTTTTGGTGTTTGAATGTTTGCGAGTTTTGCATTTGCAACGACTTTTAACACTTCGTTTCTGACCGTATTGATATCAGCCGCAACACGACGTTCGATATCTTCAACCAACGCTAACTCCAATCCGGCTTCTGAAATGGCAGATTTAACATCGTCCAATTTTTCGTCTGCTGCCATTTCAGCAACGTCGCGTTCACGAAGTTCAGTTTGAACGCGGTGCTGGCGCAAATACCAGGCAGTTTTCGCTTTTACCACCAACCCGGATTTAAACTGTACAACAACACCCTCGACACCTTCTGCGGTATATTGCCAGGTTTCTAAGTCTTGAATTCGGGCAGTTGTATCGATGTGTTCCGGTTGCCATTCTCCGTTATTCATGTCTCGAATACCGAGAAATGTTGCAGATGGGACAGATCCGTAGTTCAACACGATTTGCCACTCTGGGTGCCAAAATTCATATACAGGAGACCGACCCGACGCCAACTCGTAAGCGATATGCGACCCCACCCCTTCAGATTCAGCGCGATCTAAATGCGCCTGTGCAAGTTTTGCAACATCCGAGTAGAACGATTTTTTGGTTTTTGCATACACCTTTCCATTGATAACGGCAAACGTGATCATTGAACCGTCGCGTTTATCAGCAATACTAGCCACTTCGTCCCAAGGAAGAATGTGTCGCTGAGTATCCACCTTTTCACCTACGTTGAAGAATTTTGGCAATGCGGCGGAAATTAACTCACCCGTGTCTTTTCGGAAAACGTGTCCTCGCAATTCAGTTGCGAACGGCTGCTTCCACAGATCAGCATCGGCGATCATGTAACACGGGATAACAACTTCAACGCCACCTACAGTTTCTTCCTTAAACTGCACCATAGGATTGTTGCGGAAGTGATTTAAGTCTGTCAAATTCTTTGGTATGTTGTAGAAGCTCATTTTATTCGCCCAATCCAAATTTAGACATAGCTGCTTCTAATTCCAGCTTTGCAGTAACGCAGTTAAACCATGCGGTTACCAGTTCGTCAGGTACGGTTTCGTTACAACATTCGCGCAATTGTGAAACTGTAGATACGCCTTTTGGAAGTTGAACGTACATTATACCACCAGCACGTTGTAACCGTTTCAGCCCTTCTAATGAAAATTTTGTATGGCACATTTATGGCTCCTTTGAAGTTAAACTACGTTATTGTTGCTTGATGTGTGTATTATACACACTTTTTAGAAAATGTAAAGTCCTATGTAACTGAAGCCGTGTAAATAAATTTGCGCAATGCCACGCAACTTTCGATGAATTGCGCCCTATATTCTGGCAGCGACGCATGGTGAGGTTTTGTATGCCCGCGTTTGCGAGAATGTAGAATGCACTTACGATATACTCGATATGTACGGTTAGCCCATTCTAATGCAGATACAATCCCGCCTCGCTGCACCACGAATGCGATTCGTTGTTGTTCGGAATTTAACATACGACTACCATCCGCTGCACGGCTAGGTCTTTCACATTTTTACGCCGCGAAACATTATTATCTTTCATGCCAGTTGGAGAGTCAGTACGCTTCCCTAACTTATAGGTTAGCGAATACAGCCACTCCTGAGTACCAAAAGAGTTCAGAATATGGTCGTTCAACTCAGCTGGGTTATTGCTAACCAACGCCAAATAATACCGTTGTTTGTTGCCATCTTGTTTGATAGATTTGATGTGGCACGAAACATCGGCCTCTTCCAAACGCTCGACACACCATTTGAACTGAGAATGTGCGCCGGATTTCTGTGTGTTATTCCGCATGTCCACATGCCTCCAGGAAGGTTGAAAAATTGAAATTTGGATTGAACTGTCGCATCGTTTGCGCGATTGCAACACACATATTTCGATCTGCGTGTTGTTCTTTCAGCGTTTTCGCAATTGCGATAAAATGTTTCTTACTCATGATCTAACCCTTTCAAGTTGTTCACTGCCGCTTGAGCCATTGTTCCGCCCGCCACCAAACACAAAATAAACGCGGGAACTGGCAAATGAGCCCCAACTAATACAACGCCTAAACCAAACCCTAATACAATCGCAGAAAGTTTCATGACAGCACCACAACTTGTTTCACGTTTTCTTCGTCATCATCGCCATCTACCACCTTGTACATGCTGTGGTAATCGCTATAGCGGACAGCTTCTACCTCTACATCGTTGATTCGAGATGCAACCTTTGTGTGTTGGCGATCGCCATAATCATAAGCGAAACGCACTTCCATTTCTGGATCAAAGTCTCCCAATAGTTCAATAAGTTGTTGCACTTTCATTTTGTGTCTCCTAAACAGTTAATAATACGTTGCTTGATGTGTGCATTATACACAGTCTTTAGGAAATGTAAATAGCAAATTTAATCAATTTTGCTATTGTAAATATGTAACGTTTGTGTATAATACGCACATCAAGCAACAATAACGTAGTTTAACTTTTAGAGGGAATACAAAATGAAACAACTTACTATCGCAGAACTTGTAGAACAATTGTCGTCGTTCCCATCCGATAAACAAATCGATGCGCTTGAATGCGCACATTCCTACCGTGGGTATTATGACGATATTGCATTTGAAAGTAACGGCCGTAAACAGCCTGCCAACGAAGTGATGAATTATGTAATTTCCTGCATTGGGCAGCAGTTCGAAGGATACAAAGGTGGCACTTATACAATGGATAAAAATACCCACGTTTGGTTGTCAACTGAGGGACTTGCCAGCGGAAATAAACTGACAGGCTATACAATGAAGGGTGAAGTCGTATGCGAAAACGTAGATTTTTAATCGTTTTAGGTTCGATTGGTATTTTCTTATGTGCTTCATGGTTAGTGTTATATGCTGTCAACTATAAAATTGGCAGTAACGACAACAAACAGACACTATACGCGATTGAAGACACTGTCTTAGACTGGAAAGAAGGCGTACCGGTCGGCATCAAGACATTGCCACACATATCCTATAAAGCTAGGGAAACGGAATTAGAAGTTACGGCTGGCACGTTTTCTAACCCGATATCGGAATCGCTATGCGTTAGTCTATTAACCAACTTACAGATTGACGATGCCTACATCGAAAACGTAGGCAGATTTCGTTCGTATTATTTTTCGCTGAAGGAATTTGGCAGAAATAAATTTGCGCTGGCTGGCAAATGTTCTGAGAATATGGTGGTTACTATAACATTCACCAAGTAATACCACATCCCACACGCACACGCATCATCGACGTAGATATAATGCCTTTAGCCAAGGCATAATCCAATCTACGTCGTCTAACCCCAGACTTGGTATTTCCTTTGAACGGAGACAATATCAGGTCGAAGGATTTCGACCTAAGTTCCTCTAATATCGAATTTGCAGTTTTGATCACGATTGGTAATTCCGAATTACCAACACCGTCTAAAAAGATTTTAGTTATTACCCTACTCGACACACCTATCTTTTCGTTTGGATAATTTAACTCAGAACTTGCCATAAATTCAATTCTGTTCACAGAACCGTCAATAGCACGAAGGCCAATCTGACCATTGGGATTATTAAATCGGATTCCTTCACATTTCACAAACATTGTTCTGCACTGTTTAATTTCGCCCAAGGTCGCGCAATAATCATTACCTTTGTAAATCTTCGCATCTGTTTCACCCCACTTATATGTGGTATCAAAACACGCTACACAAATAGGAACATCTGTGTCCCCGAATGGGTTATCCTCGATAACCGATACGGATACTAGCGAGTGCTTCGGAAACGTTGACAGAATGAAAGTTTCTGGTACGATAGCAACCACAAATCGAGTAGAATTTAAACATTTCCTTAATGCAACTTGGTACAGATCGGAATCTTGCGTGTCTAGAAAATACTTAGATACGTCGTTCCCAACTCCTTTCCTAGTCGCGCTATTCTTCGCTAAGTACGGAGGGTTGGTAACTATCATCTGGCTAGAACGAATTGGGATGCCTACAAGACTATCGTTTATTTCCCACTTTCCTTGTTTAATATCAAACCCGCCGATATCACACCCGAATTCGTTCTGACAAACTTCCAACAAATGCCCGTCGCCTGCAAATGGGTCTAGCACGCTTGGAAAGTGTGTCAACGAATTCTTGATAAATTCACGCACAGGCTCAACTAACCAAGATCCACCCACAGTATAAAAACTGCCGGTGACCACTTTTAACCGTTTAGTTTCGGATTTCATTGCTTAAATTCTTTTGTCGAAACTCCACAAGATACGCCCAATGCGCATCTGCCTTGGTAGAAAGGACGTGAGTAAAAATACCAAAGAATAACATCTCAAGCATTAGCCATATGGCATTACCAAAAACGATAGCACATGCCAATTCAGATCGCGCGGTCGCATCCGTTATATAAACAATAGAAATTATGGTTAGAAACAAATGAGCAGATAATAGGACAATAAGTACATCTCTCCTTTCCATTTTCTTTTGAACGTAAAGCAATTCCTCAGATTTCTTTTTCATATCAACCTCAAATATCACAATCTTTATTTAGCAAACGTATCTCTAGGTATATCTAACCAAATATATTCGACATTTTGAGGGTGACGAATGACCCCGTATTCAGCTTGCGGAACTGCTAGACCAAAGCCAAAATCGCAAATCTGTAGCCACCTAAAATTCCAAGTTTTAAACTAAGACCTTACATCATCTAAGCTGGCCAAAAATTCATCAGACGTTTGTATATTGGACATATTCTTTTGTCTGTATATTCTATGTAAATTTCGTAGAGGTCAGGATTAACAACCCAAGGTGGTGCCTCTGTATCTAACAACTCAAATAATCCAGCTTGAGTTTTTGGATTAAACCAGCCGGTTATCCTGATCACTTCTTCCTTAGTAAAAGTTTCACCTTCAAAGAATACTTTAGTAACACGATCATCTATGGCTTGATAAATCACATATCTTGGTTCTGTAGTCATTTTGTAAAGATGTGCTTTATATTTGGGTCCGTCGGAATTTCACACCATTCAGCAACTCCGCCTATGAAATGTGCATATTTAGATCCATCGTGACTGTCAGTTCTTACTTCAAACGGCAAAGGCTTGTTCGAAAGTTTGCAAGTCGGGGGTTCATTATGCTGCCAAACTTGATAATAAGGACAATTTCTACAACCATTGATGGTTAGAACTAGGGTTTTAGTCATGGCAGCTCTAGAACAATTGATCAGTTTCTAGTAAACACTACTTGATCACCAAACTGCGATTTTAAAACTTCGACTAATCTAGGGTGTAGTTTTAGGTTCTTTCTGATACCCCTTTGAATCATGGCATTTAATGTTCTTAGTGATAGGTACGGAATAGTAGCAGATTTACCATCGACAACATCATAGATATTTCCATAATTCGGGTGTGTAGGTTTATCAGAACAATTGACAATAGTGCCATCACTAAGGGCCAGTTTTTTTGCATTTGGTAAAATCAACGATATACTACCGGCATAATCTGGTAATTTATCCGGCCGTGATAAATGCTTGACCAATCTACTCCCTAGCCATTTGATTACCGGCACTGCCCAAGAGTTTCCAAGTGCATGATAGCGTTTAGTATTTGTTGCACCTAACACATTAGTATAGTTATCGGCAAATCCCATTAACCGCTCACACTCTAGCGGTGAAAAATTTCTGATTGCACCGTCTTGCACTACAAATACAGATGAATTACCCGCTACAAATTCATCCGAGTAGCTTGGGCCATAACCAGCAAGAATACATGCAGTATGATCGCGGAACAGTTCAAAGTTATACCCGTCTTTGTTGAACGTTAAATCAAAATTCGGTTTAGTATCAATTGCGGTTGGGTTATATTCATCAAATAATACCTTTTCGGGGAAAAAGTCCTTACCCCCAGCCATTAAATATACTCGCCGTCGACGTTGACACACTCCGAAGTATTTTGCATCTAAAACTCGCCATGCAATGTTTCTCTTTGGCCCTCGAACTATACCTGCAAGTGGCCAACTTTTGTTTGTAGTTAGTGGCGTATCATATCCAGCAAGTGCTGCTAAAAGGCAGCCAAATGCGTTTGTTTTGTCAGACAAAACACCAACTACATTTTCCCAAAAAATCGTAGTGCCCCCTAAACCCATTTGCAATCGTGTTTCATCATTTTGCTCAATGATATCTACAAACTTGAGAGTAAGATTACCTCTTTCATCTTCAAGCCCTTTCCGCGAACCGTTCATAGAAAATGCTTGACATGGCGTTCCACCACAAATCATGTCAGGTGGGACAATTTCGCCTGCTTTAATCTTTTCAGGAATACTCGATAAATCCCCGTGATTAGGGATTGATGGATATGTGTGCTTTAAAAATTCCGTGGGAAATTTAGCAATTTCAGAAACCCATTGCACTTTTAACTCTGTACCTTCCCACGCCACTGATGCAGCTTCAATTCCACTACAAATGCTACCTACCGTAATAACCATGTGCTCTCCAATATGTTTACACCAAATACAAATTATAACAAAAACTTTGATTTTAAGTTGTGATATTTATTTCGAAAAATAAATGTAATTTCGGAACAATTCGCACTAAATAAACATGTCAACTCGTTTGAACGCGCTCCCAACAGCGTTGAAGTCTAGCTTCAGAAGCGATAGTGCATCCCTTCCGTGTACCGTGGATAGTAGAGGGGTATGGTGGTAACTTTCCACCACGCGTTCAACATAGGCGGCGACGCGATTGTATTGCTAAGGGGCGTACAGTAAAAACAGGTTCTTGCAGAGGTGACTTAGCGTTTGGGAGATCGTAACTCCACCTGATAATTTCCACTCTTAACACAAATTAGTTAGTAGCTCTGATTGAGCACAATTGCCAATATGGCAGGAAGACACTATTTGTCGTTGTACCAAAGCACTCCTAATCAAATTGGCTTTGACGTAAGGTAAGAACTTGTAAGAATCATAACTGCGGCTAACAAGCTGCATTATTTTTGCTTGATGTAGTTCACCTTACGCCGCCTTATTGGCTAAACTAAAGTGCTAAATTATGGTATATATATTAAGGAGAAGAACTAATGTCCAGCAGGGTTTCTAAAGCAAGTCGTCCATTATCGTTTACAGCTATCTGGTCTAACGGCATTCTTACATGCACATCATACGCGCACGGGTTAGCCACAGGCGATGTCGTGGATCTACCAGATGCGCCAAACTTAACTGTAACAGTTGTCGATGTAAACACATTCACGGTTTCTGTCGAGAAGAAATGGCTGTCTGTCGGAACTGGTACAGCTTACGCGTTCAGATCATTAACACCCCAAATTCCATTGACCATCCCTAATTGTGTTGGATCGCCCGCAATCGTTCAGGCAGTTGTTTCTGGTTCAGGTTCCGTGCAAGCAACAATCACGCTTACCGCATCTTTGAATGGCACAAATTATGTCCCATTAGGTTCGATTATTTTGAACGGCACGACGGCAGCAACGGACGCATTAACGTTCAATGCTCTATGGCCATTCGTTAATGCGTCAGTAGATTCTGTAAGTGGAACTAATGCAGTAGTGTCCATTTTTGTAGGCGGTTAATCATGGTAGCATTTGTTGATTCAAGAATAGCAGGCGTTTCCGACTCGCAATCAAAAGTAGTAACCCCGCCTATAAAGGTAATGACTACCGTCGATGTAATTTTTAACGTGGTTGGAGACATTCAAATTCTTAGCCTTTATTCTGAATGTTATAGCGCAAATGGTGCAGCGGCTTCGACGTTACAATATAGTGTGGCTAGATATTCGGACGGTGGGGATAATGTAATACACGTCATCCAATCAAAGAATGCGTCTCGACCCTATGGAAGTCACAATTCTTTACGGTATAGTTCGACTGGGAAGTGGAATATAGGCGCGGGTAGTGGGCGGAGTGTGGCTGAACTTGTTAAAATGCAAGTTGATGCTGGCATACAAAGAAAGCGGTTTAAAAACATCCAACTTACACATGGCGAAGATATTTTTTGGTTTGATAAAATGAGAGTGGCGATATGAAACCCAGCAAATTGTTTGAAAGTGGTGCGGCAGCTCGTGATTGGCGCGATGTTAAAACTATTGACAGTGAAGAGAGGTTGCTTAGGAAGATATCTGATAGTGTCTTTAAGAAGACGAGTGCTATCATAGATAAGAAGTTCAATGATGGACTTGCGACTTGCACTCACGCATCTAGGTATATTTCAACTGAATTAGACAAATACTATGTCCCACACACCATTCATGGCGGCGATTTCAATGACAGTGGACATTTTTGGGTAGAAACTAAATCGTTCATCATAGATAACGGCGATAACATTTCCGATGCACACATGAAAAGCGGGCACATAAAACCCAAAGTAATTCTTAAATCGTCTAGTGCCGCCAAGAAATATAAATCTGAAGAGGTATTTACACCCGCCAAATACAAAAGTTATTATGCAAAGGTTAAGAAGTTCTAACTTTCGTCGAAGATATTTTTGCTCAATTATATCAAAATGGTACAAATTTAAAATTTTTCTCACTAAATAGCATATTAAAGCAAATAGTGCTTTACAAACTTATTGGATGTGTGTACTATAGCGACATGTTGGAAGTGTGCAGTAAACAGCAAGTTCCAACATACAACAAAGTGCTTTACAAAGAAAGTGAGTTGTTGTACAATGTTTGAACTGTAGCAAACGATGCAACTTAGTTCACCAAGCTGCAAATGATGTGTAGAAAGTGCTTTACAAATTACACACATTAGTTTAATATAGCGAAACTGTAGCAACAACGGAAACGAAGTTGATGCAGTGCAAACAAAGTGCTTTACAACAGAAACAAACTGTAGTAAAATGCTTAAACAGTAGCAACAGGGAATGAGCAACGCGAGCCAATCCAACCTGTATAAAAACGAATAATGGGCGTATTTGAGGAGTGAAGTAGCGGACAGGAACGCGCTATTGTAAAATTCAAATATAACTAACGAGTTAGTGTTTGGTGTAAGTAACATCGCTTATGGCGAGATAGCAGTTCAAATCTGCTAACACTGAATCGTTAGTTATACACATTCGATAAGAGTGTGTTACAAGTTGCGGAGGTAGTTTAACGGTAGAACGCAGGGCTCATAACCCTGATGCGGGGTTCGAATCCCACGTCCGCTACATTCGAAGTTTTGGAAATTTTCAGAACTTCAAACGATTAACAATGAATGCTTGGTGGCATACTGTGAGATCACACAGTGGTTAAAAGTTCCACGGTTCGATTCCGACGTTGTTAATGTTGTGAGTAGGTTGCATGAAGAGGCCCTAATTGAGATAATATCAAGCGATAGTTAGGTTCATGCAATTGCATCGAAAGAGCTCACATCAAATTTAAGGTTGATAGTTTATTAGTAGAACTATCAACCACCAATTAGTTCAGAAGTACATTTTTTATCGCATCACTAACTCAGTGGTAGAGTAATCGCTTGATAAGTGATAAGTCCTTGGTTCGATCCCAAGGTGATGCACCAAAATTTAGAATGGATACTGCAAACAACAGCGATCTTTCAATGTCTCGCGACAAATTCCATTCTGTTTATTTAACGATGCGGATGTAACTCAGTTGGTAGAGTGTCGGCCTTCCAAGCCGTTCGTCGCGTGTTCGAATCACGTCATCCGCTCCAAAATTTTAGAATACTTTCAGCAAACACTAAATTCACTATAGGCTGTGAAAGCAAACGGTATTCTGTTAGAAGTTTAATGGGGAGATATCCAAGGGTATGGATACTGAGCTTTGACCTCAGGTTAGAAAGTTCGAGTCTTTCCTCCTCAGCCAAATTCACTTGTAAGTGAACGTAGTTATACTGCTGTCGTCTAGTGGCTAGGACATTACCCTTTCACGGTAAGGAAGCGGGATCGAAACCCGTCAGCAGTACCAAGTTTTAGGATCTTTTCAGCAACCTTTCTAATTTCATTGAGCGAAAACGGGCTGGGTTCGAATCCCAGCGCAAAGGTAAAACTTTGTGTGGTGTAGCGGATAGCACTTAAAAGAGAGATCCTGTTTAGTAATAAGAGCATTGAGCTGTCTAGTGACCGGAATAGGCATCGGCCTCGACTGTTAATCGAGTATGGGTTAATCCCTTTGTTGGTTCGAGTCCAACCTAGACAGCTCAATGCTTTAATTGGTTGCATATACCGCTATGGACGCGGCTCGGACTGTAAATCCGAAGCTCATAGGGCTGGCTAGGTTCGATTCCTAGGGCAACCACCAGAATTTTGGGGTGTACACCTCAAATAGATGTCGTCGGGCATCGCAGGTAGTTCTATCTGTTAGCAAAATTTGGATACCGAGTCTCAAAGAACGTATTGTCTTATGATGTAAACCCCGTGATACTAATATCGGATACTTCCGAGGGTATAAATCAACTGTATAGTACAAGTTCTTAGGTTCGCCGTGTTGGAAGTCATGCCCAGCATTGGTGGACGAGATCATAGTTGAAAAGCCAAAGTAGAACCGTATTACTGAAAGGTAATATGCAAGTGGTTAATTCATAATTTACTATTTGCATATTAGAATTTCATGGGGTTGTGGCTCAATTGGTACAGCACCTGCTTTGCAAGCAGACATTTGCGAGTTCGAGGCTCGCCAACTCCACCAAGGTTTCAAGGATGAGTTCAGCACTCTAAACAATCGACCGTTAATCGAAAAAGTTTCATCCTGTCAAGTTTTATACTGCTGTCATATAACGGCTCATTATACTCGCCTGTCTAGCGAGATACGCGGGTTCGACTCCCGTCAGCAGTGCCAAGTTTTATCTCTCGTTGGGCTAATCTGGTTAAGTCACTACGTTTGGGGCGTAGAGGATGCACGTTCGAATCGTGTGCGAGAGACCAAGTTTTAGGATTCTTTCAGCAAACATTTTTATAAAATCAATCTGATACATTGACAAAAATGGAATCCTGTTTAATTTTTAGGAGTATAACACAATGGTAGTGTGGGTGTCTCCAAAGCACTCTATGATAGTTCGATTCTATCTACTCCTGCCGAACGATGCACCTATGGCGTAAGTGGTCTGCGCGTGTCCCTGAAGAGGATGAGGAGACGGTTCGATTCCGTATGGGTGTACCAATTTATTATTGCTGAGTTAGCCAAGTGGTTGACGGCAGTTGCCTTGTAAGCAACCGGAGTAATCCCCCGCAGGTTCGAATCCTACACTCAGCACCAAGTTTCAAAATTGCTCCCAAGCATTGGCATGCGGCGAAGATTTAATCATAAATAGCATAAGAGGAATAACTTATGCTAGTATGTAAATTTTGTAACAAAGAATGTAAAAATTTAAATTCACTTCATAATCATGAACGATTATGTAAATTAAATCCTAATAGAAACGCTTCGTATTTATCGAAAATGGTCGAGTGTTTCTGCGATGTGTGTGGAAAGGTGTTTAATAGTAGGGCTGGGCTTTGCGGGCATGTTAGCCGAAGTCATGTCAATAGAGACAAACAATCATATTATGGCAAACTTGGTGCCTCGATGGGCGGGTTTGAGGCTGGAACGTTCCGCCACTCAGAAACCACCAAAGATTTGTTGTCAATCAAAGCATGTGAACGATTAGCTAAACATTCGAAATACAGTAAAAATGTTGAATATAAACCTAGTGTCATTTTAGAATCGTCTTATGAGGTTAGAGTTGCAGAAATACTTGATAAGTTAGATATAGAATGGGTTAAAGTTAGGCAAGGTTATAAGTGGAACGACAATGGAAAAATTCGTAGGTATATTCCAGATTTTTATCTTCCAAAACATAACATATTTTTAGATCCAAAGAACGATTATTTAATAAAAATGGATCGACGCAAGATTGAATCTGCTATGGAAATTAACGATATTGTAGTAGTGATTTTATCAGATAGACAAATAAATTTAGAGTTTATAAAAACATTGGTCCAGTAGTTTAAAGAAAACACGCAGATTTATAAACTGCCAAGGCTCTAGATGAGGGCAAGTCCTGGGAGCGTTACCCAGCTGGACTACCAATTAGTAAGACCGGTCAGATGGGCTGGAACGACGTGGGTTCGAATCCCCGTGGGAGTACTAAGTTTCAAATGGATAGTTAGACCACTAAGGAGGTGAGAGAGCCTGTAAAGATCTTGCTTCAGCCCGCACGGATCGTTACCGTGACTATCCACCAAAGTTTTGAAGAGCGCAACTTATGCCTGTCGCCTGCGGAAGCTATACGGCGTTGAGTAAGACAGGCTCCGTCGATGGAAAATACGCCGTTCCGTCCTCTTCAACCAGTTTTAGGATGTTTGCAGCAATCTTCTTAAACGCAGAACGTCGGTGGTTCGAGTCCACCCAAGGTGTGAATGCACCTTGTAGCTCAGTTGGTAGAGTGTCAGCCCAAAGAATACATCCTGTTTATTTTAAATTAAAAAAAGCTGCTGCGTCAGCATATAGCGCAGAATCTGCTGCGAAGTTTGCTGCTATGGGTAAACTCAGATGTAGGGTTTAAAGATTTATTGAGCTGCTGACATATACAAATTGGCACAGTTACTGCGTTTAGACCGCAGGTTTTTCCGGGTTCGAATCCCGGGCAGCTCACCAAAGTTTTAAGGAT